GACACAGACCGTCTCTGTGTCGGCAGGTTCGCCAGGCGCAGCGTCGACGGGCAGTGCCCGGAAGTACGCGCGGGCACGGTCGAGGAGGTTGGCCATATCAAGGGCGCTCGCGCCGCGGTTCTCAAGGGTCCGCAGCGCGGACGACATGGCATCCACGGCAGGACCATCGGAGCGGAGCGCGGCGGACGCGTTCGGGTTCGCCGGGTACGTCACTACGGACACGTCACCGTCATTGAGGTCCAGTTCGCGCAATGTGCGCTGGGACATATCCTTTGACCATTCGTCCTCGTTGGCCCGGAACGCGAAAGACATCTGGTTCGCGTCACCGCGGCGCAGTGTGGAGGCGAGTTCCTGGACCTTCGGGTTCGCGAGGTCGAGCGACGCGGTCGGGCGCAACCCATGGGAGTCCGTGTCGAGTGTGAGTGTTCCGGACGTCGTGCGCGCCAGGGGCAACCCTTCATGGTTGATGAGGAGTCGCACGTCAGGAGTGCGGGTCAGCGTCCGTTTGAACGCCTCAGCGTCAACAGTTTCGGTGTACCAACCCATGTCGTAGGGCTCATTGAACGTCGACGCGTACCCAGTCAGGATCAGTGCGTCAGACGCCTCACGGACCTCAAGGCCAGCGACGGCCATCCTGCGCTCGAAAGTCTTCATGCCGGTTCTCCTTCAGTGGCGGTCGCGTCCATGGTTGGCGCCGACTTGGGCAGCGTGGACTTCGGCAATCCGGTCGGTGACGTCGTCAAGGGGATGATCTCGAGCCACGCCTTCTGTTCGTCGGTCAGTGGCGGCAGGTCAGACCACGCGCGAACCTCGTCAGGGGTCTGCTGCTTCGACGCGATAGCGATCGCGCCCGCCTTGGTGCGACCCTCAAGGTCGGTGCGGGTCAGGACGCTCGGGTCGAATCGAGCGTGCTGCTTGCCCGGCATCAGCTGGGCGTAGGCGGACTCAAGGCGAGTCAGCCAGGGCTGCACGCCATAGGTCAGAAGGTCGATGCCCTTCGACTCGATATTGGTATAGGTCATGCTGTTGCCCGACGTGCCACCGATCTGTTCCGGCTGGATGCCGAAGAATCGGGTGATGGTCGCAACGCCCGCCTTCTGCGTCTCAAGGAACTGAGACTCGTTCGGCGACACGGACAGTCCGGAGAACTTCAGCCCGGCGCCCAACACCAGCGGTTCACGGCCGGACACGGACGCAATCAGGCGCTCCTTGATTGTCCGGGCCTGCTCCTGGTTGATGCTCTGATCTGAGGTCAGAACGCTCGACGGGTGGGGCGCGTCCTGGAAGTAGCCGAGCGCGAAAGTCTGGATCGCCGCGTCCGTGTTGATCTGCGTGGACGCGTACTGGATCGGAGACAGCCCGAACGGGCGACCCGGTAGCCGATACGCGCGGACGTGCCAGATCTGGTCGCTGGGGACCACACCCTCGGTCGGGGTCTGGTACACCATCTTGCCGGTGGCCCGGTCCACGTGCGCTCGCAGGACGTCGGGATCCATCAGCTCGATCTCGACTGGGTAGCCCAGTGCGTCACGACGCAAGATCCGCCCGTAAGCGTTGCCGCGAAGCAACAGTGACACCATCACCATGTAGATGAAATCCGGGGTCGTCGCATCCGAGGATGGGTGTGCCACGATCGGCGGGTCACTGATCGGAACTCGAACACCTGACTGCATCGTGAACGCGTGCAACGGCATCATGCTCACGGCGTCTGCCAGTAGCCGGACGCACGCCCAGACGGTGGAGTTGCGCATCGCCTGATCCATGCTCAGGTTCGAGTTTCCGGCGCCACCGAACATGCTCACACCAGGGAACGGGGACACAACCGGCTCAGCCGACCAACTGCGATGCTCGCGAAACATGCTCATGCGTTCAGCACTCCCAGCAGGATCAGCGCGACCCCAGCCGCGATCAGCCCAGCCACGGGCGAGATGACGGCAAACCCGCCCACAATCAGGCCGAATCCCAGAACTTCAAGAGAGGTCGTGGCCCATTTACGAAGCACAGCAACCCCTCTCACCAGACATTGTTCGCCGGATCCATGTCCGTGTTGGATGCTGCAATCGCCGCCCAGAGCGCCAACGTCGCGCTATAGAGCGGGGTGATGTCCGCGGAGGACCGTTTACGACCCCAACGCCACGCACCCTCGCCGTCCTCGACAGCCTTACGGGCCGTCGAGAGAGCGCCTGTAAGTTCAGGTTGGCCTCGATGGCGTAGACCTTGGGTTGTGGCCAGCCGGTAGAACAGGCCGCACGCCGCAGTGACATCGCCACCCTTGACGAAGACCAGATCAATGCCAGCCTCGACCAGCGCCGGGACCAGAGACTCAGCGGCCGAGGTCGACCCTGAGATGATGGCCAGCTTCATGCCCGGCCAACGCTCGTTCAGCTGCACCAGTCGCGGGACAACCCAGTCGGCGCCCTCGTGATGGTCGATGACCAGACCGGCCGGCGTCTTGCTCGAGGTCACCTCGACGTGAGGCAACCCGTCTTCACGCATACCAGCGACGGCGATAGCCGCCCACGATTGAGATGGCGAGACATCGAGGGCGAAGATCGGAGTGCCGACGATCTCAGACTTCACATCCAGGCAGGTGTTCCACACCTCGGCCGGGATGACGTGCTCGACCAGCGTGACAACCCACTGGCACATGCACTCAGTGCGGAACACCGGCTCGGGGTCAGTCCGGGCAGCCGACGCAAGCGCCCTCTCCGTAAGGCCGTCCTTGTGGCCCAATGACGGGTTGGCCTGAGCCCACCCGTCCCGGTCCCACTTATCGCAACCAGGCTCGGCGGAATACTCGAACACTCCGAGCGAGTCGCCGTCAAGCTCCTCATCGTCGCTCAGGTCCGGCTCGTCAACCGGAGCGAAGCCCTTGTTGATGCCATCCGGGTCACCCAACGCGAGATGCGCGAGACGCCGAAGGAAACCGAGAACGACCGACATCGCATCGCCAGCGTTCGACGCAGCCCACACCTGGGCTCGTGCCCGAGCAAGCGTGGTCTTCGTGACTCCGCCCCACGCCTCCCACGTCTGATGCTCGCGCAACTCGTCGAGCAGGACCAGATCACCAGAGAGGCCACGGCCAGCGCGGCGCCCTGTGGCCCGGACCTTGTACCGCTCACCCGATGTCAGCCGCAGTTGCTTCTTGCCGTTGACCTTCAGCACCTGGTCGATCTCAGCGGCGAGGTCGGGGATCTCCTCAGCCATGTCAACAACGAACTGCCACTGCTCCTCGGCGGTGTCCAGATCCTGTGCGGTGCCGATGACCAGCGGGGCGCCGTCGACGTACATCCGCCACAGAGTGAGGACCTGCATCAGCGTCGACTTGCCATTCTGGCGAGCGACCAACAGGACCACAGTGCGGAACCGGAACGTCCCATCAGGCAAAAGCTCGAGCGCGTGGATCAGCGTCCACTTCTGCCACGGGAACAACTCGATACCCAGGACGTCGGTCGCGAACTGGATGCACTCGAAGCCCGCGCTCGTCTTGGGCGTCAACCGTCGAAGCGGTGGAGTCCAGATCCGCGGGACCTCAGCACCGAGACGCTTGGGTCGACCGGCAGGTTTCGGCTTAGGCCGACTTACCGGCCTTGATCGAACGGAGCTTGGCGAGGTTGCCACCAGTCGGCTCCTTCTTCATGTCCAGCCGAGCCCGGCCAGCCGGCGTCAAGCCCAGCGACTCGCAGAACTTCAGGTAGGTCGGGATCGACACGTTGTCCACCGAAGGCGGTCGGCGCTTCTCATCCTCAGCAGCCCACTCGAGCGCCATATCCCGAAGCGTGTCCTCAGTGTCGATCTTCTTCGCCAGGAACCGGAGCGCCTCAACGGCGCCCTTGTCCATCACGGTCAGGTGAGTCGCCGCCTTGATGGCCGCCTCAGTGGCATCCACGATGGACTCCATGAGCGGGCCTCCTCGCGCGCGCGACCCCGGTCAAACAAAGGGGGGAGATTTGTGAACGAAGCGGGGTGATGCGCCTCATGCCTCAACCAAAACTCAAGACTTCAGGAG